GCGGGAAGAGGAAGAGAAGATTTGGGAGAAGAGAAAACAGAACGCGGCGATGATAAAACGGCAGGTGGAGGAATGGCTGAACACTATTCCGGTAAGAATTCAGAGAATTATCCAGAAAAGGTTTTTCGAGCAAAAATCTTGGAACGAAGTGGCCATGAGCATGGGAAGAAAAGCGACAGCGGATGGTGTGAGAATGGAATTTGAAAGATTTATGTCGGAAAAGGGAGTGTAAAATAAAGTTTGTTCGTTTTGTTCGCTCTGTTCGTTTTAAAAATGGTATAGTATAGACTGGAAAAACTGAAAGCTGACTGATACAGCCATCTGATTTTCTATCCTCCCCTATCATATACGGCAGCCAGGTGTCACAGCCTGGCTGCTGATTTTTTATCTTAAAACTCAAAAACGAAACGAATGAGAGGTGGTGATGCTTGGCAAGGGCACCGGACGCCAGGACGGAGCAGGCAAGGAAACTGTTCCGGGAAGGCAGGAAACTGATTGAAATTGCCCAGCTTCTGGATATCCCGGAGGGCACGATCCGGAGCTGGAAGAATCGATATAAATGGGATAATGGAAATGCAACGTTGCAAAAGAGAAAACGCAACGTTGCGAAACGCAAAGGCGGCCAGCCACACAACCAAAACGCCACAGGACACGGAGGCACTGGGCCGCCGGGAAATAAAAATGCAGTCACGACGGGAGAGTTTGAAGCTCTCCTTTTTGATTGCCTGGACGAGGAGGAGCGGCGCCTGGCCGAGTCTGTGCCGGAAGATAAGCGGATCCTTCAGATCCAGGAGATCCGGCTCCTCACTGTCCGGGAACGGCGTATGCTGAGACGGATTGAGGCTATAAGAGAATCTGTGGAGCGCCTGGATAGCGGAGAGCCGGCTGGGGAAATGACCCTGGTAAGTGTTGAAATCAGTGAGAAAGACGAGAAAAAGAAATATGAAGGCAAATTGGGCCAGATCCAGGCCATCGAGGAGGCACTGACCCGGGTTCAGGCCAGGAAACAGCGGGCGATTGAGTCTCTGCACAAGTTCGGATTTGATGACAGTCAGATTGAGCTGGAGCGGAAGCGGGTTGAGATGGCTGCGAGAGCCGCAGGCGAGACAGAGGACAAGGAAGAACCAGACGACGGTTTCCTTGACGCTTTGAACGGATCGGGGGACTGGAAAGACTGGGATCAGAAAGATGAAGAAACGGAAACCGATATTTAAGTTTAAGCCTTTTTCCCGCAGACAGCGTCGGGTAATGAACTGGTGGATGGACAGCAGTCCGGTGAAAGACTGCAATGGCATTATCGCTGATGGCGCGATCCGTTCAGGCAAGACGGTAGCCATGTCCCTGGGCTTTGTCTTCTGGGCCATGGAAAAATTTGACGGCCAGAACTTTATTATGGCAGGGAAGACCATCAGCTCTTTTAAACGCAATGTACTGCAGAACCTGAAGCTGATGCTGACAAGCAGGGGTTATCACTGGGTGTACCATCTGTCCGGCGATATTCCAAACATGCTGGAGGTTACACGGAAGGGGCGTACCAACTACTTTTATATCTTTGGCGGCAAAGATGAGGCGTCACAGGACCTGGTACAGGGTATCACGGCAGCGGGAGCATTTTTCGATGAGGTTGCTCTCATGCCGGAGTCCTTTGTCAATCAGGCGACAGGGCGGTGTTCTGTGGCCGGCAGTAAATTCTGGTTTAACTGCAATCCGGCAGGGCCGACACACTGGTTTAAGGTAAATTGGATAGACAAGAAAAAAGAAAAAGGTCTTGTCTATCTGCATTTTACCATGGATGATAACCTGAGCCTGGATAAGGCAGTCAAGGCCAGATACCGCGGCATGTACGCGGGTGTGTTCTTCCTGCGTTACATCAAAGGCCTGTGGGCAGTGGCGGAAGGCCTGATCTATACCATGTGCACCAGGGCGAACTATTACACAGATGAGGAGCGCCCCATCGGTTTAAAGTCTGTCGCTCAGAAGTATATCGCCGTGGACTACGGGACCGCCAACCCTTGTGTGTTTCTGGAGATCTGGGATGACGGGGAGACCATATGGATAGATCGGGAATACCGCTGGGACAGCCGGTCAGAGGAGTCCAGGCGGACAGGATCTCCCCAAAAGACAGATGCCCAGTATGCGGACGATATGGAGGCCTTCATGGGGACAGAGCCGGAGGACCAGTGTACGATTGTTGTTGACCCTTCGGCGGCTTCTTTCATTACGGAACTGAGAAACCATGGGTTCTATGTAAAGCCGGCGGACAATGAGGTGCTTGACGGAATCCGGGCGGTGGCCACGCTGCTGGCTCAAAAGAATATCATGATCAATTGGTCGTGTGTGGGACTGAAAGCGGAGATGCAGTCCTACGCGTGGGACGAGAAGGCGGCGGAGCGGGGCGAGGAAAAGCCGGTGAAGCAGATGGACCACGGACTCGACGCATTACGGTACTTTGTGAAAACGATATTGCCGAGTTGGAGGATAGGGATTATATGAGCAGAAAACGCGCAGGCCGCCGTACCAGGGCGGATACAATACAGACAAAGCAGGTGCCCATTTCCACAATGGACGCTTTTTCTAATCCGGCAGCCAGGATTGGTTTCGGAACCAGGGATCTTCTGAATGCCACAGAGTATCCTCTGACCAGGCTGACTCAGAATTATCAGCTTCTGACCAGCCTGTACCGGGACAACTGGATCGTGCAGAACATCATTGCCACGATCCCCAACGACATGATCCGGAAATGGTATGAGATCAAATCAGCCATAGAACCAGAGTACATAGACCAAATGAAACATTTGGAACGTCAGACGCAGATACGAAAAAAGATCCTTTTGGGAATGTACTGGGGAAGGCTTTACGGCGGGGCAGCAGGGGTGATCCTGATTAAAGGCCAGAATGATCTGAGTCAGCCTCTTGAAATGGATACGGTTATGCCGGGGAGTTTTCTGGGACTGCAGATTCTGGACAGGTGGAACGGCGTTTATCCGGAAGGAGAGCTGGTCACAGACCCGGAGGATAAAGACTATGGCCTGCCTGCATATTATACGATCCGGGATGAAGAGACAGGACATATGATGGCCAGAGTACATCACAGCAGGGTGATCCGGTTTATCGGCCGGGAGCTTCCCTGGATAGAGCAGGTTACGGAGACATACTGGGGGGAGTCAGAGATCGAGGCAATCTACAATGAGGTGGTCCGGCGGGATAACGTGGCCGGCAACATCGCTGCTCTGACCTTTCGAGCGAATATCAATTATATGGAGACGGATGGGCTTGACCAGCTTCTGGGGACGGCCAACACGGAAATGCAGCGCCGCTTTTACAATCTGATGGCGGCACAATCCATTATGGAGAGCAACTTCGGTACCAGGGTGATCAACAAAGGAGACGCGATCCACAATACACAGTATACCTTCACAGGTCTGTCTGACGTATATGACCGCATTATGATGGATGTGGCGGGAGCGGCCCGGACGCCTGTAACAAAGCTGTTTGGGCGTTCTCCGGCAGGGCTTAACGCTACCGGCGAGTCAGATATGCAGAATTATTATGATTACATCGACGGACTCCGGGAAACGGAGCTGAGAGGAATTATTGAACGGCTTCTTCCGATTATGGCTCTGTCAGCATGGGGACGGATTCCGGGTGACCTGGATATCGATTTTCCTCCCATGTGGACGCCGGACGCAAAGGAGATTGCTGAGATTGCGGAGAGAAAGACCAATACGGTCCTGGCTGTCTATCAGAATGATCTGATCGATTCTGCCATAGCTCAGCAGGAGCTGCAGGCCATATCTGATGAAACCGGCATGTTCAGTAAAATATCGGATGAGAGTATTGAGGCGGGAAAGGGACAGACCTATACCAAAAGCCGAATGTTGGCGGATCCTGTGATGGGGTTGGAATTTCCGGAAGATTCATTTGAGGAGAAAACGGAATGACAAGGCTCATAAGACCGCCGAAGAATGCGGATGTAACTGCTTATATGAGAATGCTCTTTCTGAAGACGGAACAGGATCTGATCGCCGAGATATCCCGCAAGCGCAGAAGGGGGCTGGTGGATTACGCAGAAGTGGCTTCCCTGGAGCGGGTGCAGCGCATTCTCCAGAATATGGTAGATGAGTCATGGGCCTATGTGCCGGCAATGATCGAGACCATCTTTTACCGCTCAGGAAAAGATGCTGCCGGATACCGCAATGCCAGAACGCTTACAGCTACACAGACCGCAGTTGTACAGCAGCTTGGCAACAATCTGCTGGGGGAGATCACGGAGGCTTCTCAGACCGCATATAAAAGCGTACAGACGCTGTATACGATCGGCCGTCTGGAAGCGGATCCTCTGAGAGAGATAACACTTAGACAGGTGGCAGCACAGGAAGCCGTCGGAAGAGGATGGACCGTCACCAGTGAAAGGCTTACTCAGGAAATGCAGAATCAGGGAATTACCGCGTTTGTTGATAAGGCGGGAAGACGCTGGAGCCTGCGGGATTATACGAACATGGCAGTCCGAACGACGGCCAGACAGGCAGAGGTGGCCGCCATACTGACTGCCGACGATTATGATCTGTGGCAGATCGTCAAGATTGGAAGCACCTGTCCGGTCTGTGCGGCTCTGGAAGGGAGGGTGTACTCAAAAAGCGGCCAGAATCCGGATTATCCGCCTCTGTCTCTGGCGTTTGGCAAAGTGGATCCGTCCGGTTCTGATGATCTGACGAATACCTACCTGAATATTCACCCCAATTGTCTGCATAGTCTGATCAAATATACTACGATCGGTAAATCTGACAAACAGATCCAGCGGGATAAAGATTTCTCAAACCCGGAAAAGAATCCTCTGGACCGGGATCCCCGGACGAAGAAGCAGATCGAGGCTTATCGGGAGAAGGAGCGGGCGAGGCAGAGACTTTTGCGAGATATGAGGCAGCATCGGGAATACCGGGCGGCGCTTGGAAACGAGATTCCAAAAGACTTTGCGAAGTTTCAAGAAATGAAGTATAATAATCTTGAGAAGTGGGGAGAGGTTAAAAAGACCTATAGGGATGTAAACTGGCAGAGAGAATCACTTGTCAACAGTCATATATCTGGAACCGCGCAAAAAGTGCCGTCCAAGAGTGCCCCTAACAGTGTGTACGACAAAGTACAAGACGGGAAGGTTGTCCAGAGGCGGTATTATGGAAGAACAGGGAAGCCAAGGTTGGACATAGATTTTACGGACCATGGTAATTCAAAGAAGCATCCCATAGTACCACACCGACATGGGTGGACGGAACAGTCAGATGGAAAGATCGCCCGTTCAGAGACTCATGATGAGCCATTACGGAAAGGCGATTTAATTGCGAATGCGGATGTTGTTAAAGGAGTGAGAAAGTAATGGCAATGTCAGAGGGAAACTTTGATCGGCTGGAAAACTTGGCGGAGCTGATAGATGCCGTTGAGATGGGATTGGATATTGAGTTTGTTTTAAGAGGGAAGCGCTATAATATTTCGACAGACGGAGTCCCTTTTATAGCGGTATGCCCTGATGGAGATGGGGTTTATTACGCGAATGTGGGGGAAATGGTTGAGAAGCATCTGATTGATGGGCAATCTTTGAGGGAGTTATGGCCTGAAATGGAAATTTTAGCGATGTAGATATTTCCGGATAATGTGTATACAGAAAAATTAAGTGGATTTGGGGCAGACTATGGCGAAAGATGATTATTTTGTAATCGTATACCGAATATTGACATATCTGTATGCCTGTTTTAAACAGGGAGAGAGACCGGATGTTGCCCTGTTCGGCCCGGATGCACTCGGGATCAATAACGGATATTGGGGCAACGTCATGGAGAGTCTTTTATCGGAGGGATACATTAAAGGAATTACCGTCCTTCCCCATATGGGAGAGGGATTTGGAATTAAAATTCTGGATCTGAGAATTACGCAGAAGGGGATCGAGTTTTTACAGGATAATTCCCAAATGGCAAAGGTGAAAGACTTTTTGAAAACATTTAAAGAAACAATACCGGGATTTTGATACGATACTTAGAAGGGAGGCCTTCCAATCAACATGATACAGTACTACGGCTACACCATAAGCCCTAACCAGATCGAGACTGGCGAGGGCTTTTTAATTTGCAGAAATGTGCCCATCGCCCGGATCGGGGATCAGGAGTATCTGGGAAGGGAGATCGGGCTGACGGGCCCTGAGGCCGATCAGGTGATAACGGTTCACCGTCCGCAGGAGGAAGTCTTTTCAGAGGCCGCTCTGGCTTCTTTTGAGGGGAAACCCGTCACCAACGACCACCCTCCGGCTCTGATCGGTCCCGACGACGTGACGGTCTACGGAAGAGGCCATGCTGAGCTGGTGCGGCGCGGATCCGGAGAGTGGGAAGATTATGTGGTGGCTGACCTGCATATCCATGCCAGAGAGCTGATCGATGCGGTCCAGGGCGGAAAGAGGGAGATCTCCTGCGGGTATGAATGTGAATATGTCCGGGGAGAAGACGGGACATACAGTCAGAAGAACATCAGAGGGAATCACATAGCAGTCGTTGACCGGGGAAGAGCCGGGAAGCGGGCTGCTATTTTAGATTCAGCAAATAAACAGGCCTCAGGGCCGGAAAGGAATGGCATGAAGAAGAAAGGGTTATTTTTTAAGCTCTTCGGGCAGGCCGTAAAGGATAAGAGCCCGGAGGAGATCGAGCGGCTGGCCATGGATGCTGCGGCAGCTTTCGATGAGGACGGGGAAGCGCCCGGAGAGACCGGAAAAGGGAAGGAAGAGGCTGACAAGGGGAAGCAGGAGTCGGAAGACGAGTCAGCCATTGACGGGATTGTCGACAAGGTGATGGCCAGGCTTGCGGCCAGAGAGGCCGAAAAAGAGAAAGAGCAGGCCAAAGATTCCCTTGACACGGCCATTGCACAGCTGACCGGGGACGCGGCAGAAGAAGAGACTCCCGGCGTCATTTCCGCAGGAGAGAATGACAAAAGCTGCGGCATGGACAGGGAGCTGGCGGCGGGAATCCTGAAAGCCATGAGGCCTTCTGTGTCCGCAATCAAGGACCCGGTGCAGCGCAAAGCCGTATCCGATGCCCTCATCGATCTGGTGACTGCCCATGACGAGAAAAGCGATATCGCAGCGATTCTCCAGGCGAGCCGGAAGAACGGACAGCACAGGGCAGAGACAAAACCGGCTTCCATGGATACGGACGCGATCCAGGCGCTGTATGACAATCTGAATCCCCATAGAAGAAAGGAGACGAAATAGATGAAAGGACAGACGATCGGAAAGACGATGCCTCATGGATATGCAGGAAGTTATGCCAGGCAGCCTGACATGGTAGTGGATACGGCTCCGTTGTCCGGCACGGAAGAAGTCCCCTTCGGGGCTCCGGTAATGATGGGTGCCGGCGGGGCGGCAGCGCCCTGGGCAGCAGGTTCTGGTGAAGATAAGTTTTGGGGCGTGGCTGTGCGGGAAATAAAGTCCTCCTTGAATTATCTGAACCAGAACAAAGGAGGGTATCGCCCGGGCGAGGCAGTGTCTGTGATGAAGCGGGGCTGTGTAAACGTGATCTGTCAGAGCGGAACTCCCTCTCCCGGGGGAAAGGTGTTTGTACGGACCACGGCAAATCCCGCAAAGCCTAATCTGGCGGTAGGAGGATTTGAAGCTGCGGAAGATAAAGCGGACAGCACCGTTTACACAGCAGAGCTGAGTTCCGTGCGGTGGAAGGGGACTGCAGATGCCAACGGTGTGGCAGAGCTGAGGATCCTGACTATGACGAATGCATAAGGAGGTAACGTGAGATGGCATTTAAAAATGTTGGTACATTTGACATCGGAAAGGCGGCGACACTGTCGGCAGGCAAAAGAAATGCAGCGGTATTTAACATGGATGCGGCGGGGATCGCGTCGGGTCAGGCTTTTCTGACTTCCGAGCTGGAGAAGAGGGACATGATGGTCAGAACACCCCTTACCAGTTTTACTTATGGACGCGACGTTCCCGTCAGGGTAGGAGGCGGATGGGCCGAGTTTGTTTCCTCCATGCAGGTGGGATACGGCATCGCAGGAGGTTCTGGAGACGGGCTTATGCATTCCGGCGGAGCCAACGGGATCCCCATGATCCAGGCGGATTTTTCCAAGGGCCTTTTTAAGACCCATATGATCGCCGCAGGGACCCGGGTGATGTGGGTTGATATGCAGAGAGGCAACATGACGGGGCGTAATATGGACAGTCTGCTTCGCGATGGTCTGCGCATGACTTATGATAAGCATATGGACGAGAATACTTATACAGGATTTTCCCGTTATGACACCACCGGGCTGATCAATAATCCTGATGTGACGGTAATGGATGCGGCTTCTAATGGGGCCACGTCCCCCAGCACCAAATGGAAGGATAAAACACCGGATCAGATTCTGAAAGATGTAAACGATGTGATCCTTGCCACATGGGAGCGGGCAGAGTATGACCGTGATGCGGTTCCGAACCACATCATCATGCCTTATGAGCAGTATAATTACATTGCCACGAAAAAAGTGACGGAGCTGGCGGAAAAGACGATCCTGACTTTTCTCCTGGAAAATAATGTGGCGAAACACAACGGGGCGGACCTGTTTATCGGCGCTACGGGCTGGTGTAAAGGCGCGGGGGACGCGGGGGAGGATCGCCTGGCTGCTTACTGCAACAAGGAGCGGTATCTTGCCATGGATGAGCTGGTGCCTCTTACCCGTGCCATGACCGGTCCCAACACGGCGGAATTCTGCTACGATACGGCTTATGCCGGAAACCTGTCGGAAGTTCAGGTGTTCTATGAGCAGACTATTACCTATATGGACGGAATCTAAGGAGGGCAGACTGATGTTTATCGTATCAAAGAGAAATTATCAGGTGAGGCGGGCTGACGGTTCGCCTTATCTGATCCGGAAGGATTTTGTCGGGGAGATCCCGGAGGATGTGGCCGGGAGCAATCTGGTGCAGCGCGCAATCAGAGGCGGGATGATCTTTGTCCCCGAGTGTTCCAGGGATAAGCAGCTGGAAGAGGCAGAGGCAGAAGCGGCGGAAAAGGCGGCGGGGAATGATATCCGTCCGGATGCGGAACAGGCAGAAGAGAAGAAGGATTCGGAGAAAGGAAAGAAGGCTGACGGTTCAAACCGCGGGACTCCGAAAAGCGGAGGTGGCACATGATGCGGACAGAAGGCTGTGGTGATCCTGCCGCTCCTTCTTTTACAGGAGCGAAGGCAGCAGCAGCCAATATACCGCAGCCCGGGGAACAGGGAAACTATACCGCAGAGCTGTTTTGGGAGGATTTTCCCCAGTTTACGAGACATGTTTCTCCCGGGGAAGGCGAAGGGGAACTGATGAGAGAGAGCCTGATACCGGAAAAGATGCTCCTTCAGTTCATCAGGCAGGCCAATGACAGCGTGCTCCCTTCCCGCTGGGGGAGTATGTGGCAGTATGCCGCAGGGCTTTATACAGCCCATTTTGTCTCTCTGTATCTGAAAACTTATGCCTCCGGTTCCGACAGTGCCGCTCAGGCTGCGGCTGGTGCAGATCAGACGGGAGTCGTGAGATCTGCCGCTATGGGGGACACCTCCATCAGCTATGACAACAGCGCTGTTACGGCCGGAACGGAGAAATGGGGAACCTGGAACGCCACGCAGTACGGCGCCCAGCTGGTGACCATGGCCCGCATGGCGGGGATAGGAGGGCTGTACGTCATATGATTTTTGACAATCCTGTTTTCAGATCCTGGTATACAGATACGGTTGACATTTACCGGGTCGTACCGGTGAGCAGCGGCAATCTGGACAGGCAGGAGAGAGTAAAAGTCAATGCCTCTCCGGTTCCCTGCCGGATCTACAGTCTCTCAAAGGACGGACCGAATCTGACAGCAAACGCAGCGAGGGAGCGGTCCGTCCAGAAGATGGCCTGTGATCTGTCGGTAGATATAAAGGCCGGAGATGAGCTGATGATCATAAGAGGCGGAAATCTGGGTTATGCAAATGAATCGGAACGGTTTTTTGCGGGAAATCCCGCGGATTATTATGATCCGGTGGGAGGGGCTCTCACGGGTCTGCAGCACAAGGAAGTGGGCCTGCTGTCCGACAATATTATCGGGAAGGGGTGAGGAAATGTCAAGTTTCGGGAGCCAGATCAGAAAAAGGCTGGAGCAGCTGCGCCGTGCGGGACAGAATGTTCCCCGGATCATGGCGGAAGTGGCAGAGGGAGCGACCATTGAGGCAGTCAGAGTGGCCGCAGAAAACACCCCGCCAAACGGGGGCGCTCCCATCGCCGGGACGAACATGAGGAGCGGACAGATGGCGCAGCACTGGCAGGTGGACAGTAAAACCGCTCCTGCTTACTGTAATGGCAGTATAAGAACGGAACTCAATAACAATATGCAGTATGCTTCTTATGTGAATGACGGTCATAGAGTAGATAAACATTTTGTGCCGGGTCTCACGATTAATAAGGATTCCGGGCTTTTGGAGGAAGATCCCAATAATGAAAAAGGAATCATGGTAGGAACAAAAACCACCTATGTAGAGGGAAAGTACATGAAGCAGAAGGCCATCAGGAGGTATCGCACAGTGGTGCGCAAGGAGCTTGACAAACGGGTCAGGGAGGCTGTGAGATGATCTTCACGCTGGAACACATCGTGAACAGCCTGGCTGGCCTGCTGAAAGCAGAATACCCGGAATATCCTGTTTATGACAGTCCGAACCAGCAGGGGACTCGTTTCCCCTGTTTCTTTATTTTTTTCATGCCTTCTACTGTAGATTCCCATGTAGGAGACCGGTTTTTGCGGGATCTGGGAATTGATATTGTATTCGTCCAGCAACGCAATCTTGTCAATGGAAATGTCCGGATCCACGCCATCGCCCAGTACCTGGATGAGACACTGGAGCTGTTTCCTTATTCTGACGGAAGCTCTGACCCGGTTATGATCCGAACCTTTGAGAGGCAATGGAAGAATGAGGATATGGAACTGCATTATCAGTTTCATATCAGACAGAGAGTGGCGCTGCCGAGAGAGAACATGTTGATGAGAGAAATGGAGGAGAATCATGGATACGTCAAAACAGACGGAACCGGTTAAAACGTTACAGGCGGAGAAGGAATATCCGACGGAGAAGCTTTTAAAAAGCAGCCACCTGGCCGGTTATCAGAGAGATTTTGCAAAGGTGATCCTGACAGAGCCAAAGTATACCATATCGGAGGCAAAGGCAGTGTTGGATAAGGCGTTGAAGGGAAAAGAAAGGAAGTGAAAGCATGGCAGGAGGAATATGGACCAGCCAGAACAAAGTGCAGCCGGGCGTCTACATTAATACGAAATCTCAGGGAAATCTCCCTGTCAGTTTCGGAGAAAAGGGTGTTGTGGCTATCGCAGAACCCCTCTCCTGGGGGCCCGCGGGTGTGATCCGGGAGATCATCCCGGGAGAGGATCTGCGTCCTTATATCGGTTATGACATCACCAGTGAAAAAGCGCTGTTCCTTCGTGAGATCATGAAGGGAAGTGATACTACAGACGGGCCGGTGAAGATTCTGCTCTACCGTCCCGCGGGCGCCGGCGGTGGGAAAGCA